ACCTGCATTATCAGCAGAGGTCTTAGCGTTGGCAGCATAAAGGGATGCATCACTCTTAGCGGTTTCAGCTACATTCTTGTAACCTTCGGCTAACCTTGCACTTTCCGCAGCACTTGCAGCAGACGTACTAGCAGACTGTGCGCTGTTATATGCATTGTCTTTATGGTTGCCAGCAGTATTCATAAGCTGTTCGGTTTGTGTCTTGATAGCGTTCATGCGCTGAACAAAGGAATCCTCGGTGTTCTCTAAGTAATTCTTGGTTACAACATCCTGTGCTTCTGTCGGGTCAGACACATTAGACACACGATAGTTGCGTCCTTGCCATGCGTTACCTTCGTCATTGAGAACAATGGAGTTGGTCTTAGTCCAATCATTTGCTTCCTCTAAGATGTGAAGTTGCTGCACCTGTTGGATGGTCATATCGGAAGCTTTCAGAACACTTGCGTCTGCCCACACTACCAATCTGGAAGTATCAGTTTCACGATAAATGCGAATGATACTGTTACTCGGTGGAGCATCATGGAACACCACAGTGCGACTATCAATGGTGTAGTCGGCTGTGTTATCCATTGGCTCATTGTCAACAGAAACACGCACAAAGGATTTCCGCAGGTAATCAAACGGAAAATCAAAGCGAGTCTGAGAGCCTGTTCCGTTGTAGGTAACGGAAGTTTTCAATGCTTTTTCTATTTTTATCACTCCTTTAAAATTTTACATAAAAGAAAAGACACTACCTAGTTGAACTAAGTAGTGTCATAAAGTTTGTTTGAAAGTTATTCTTTTGTTTTACCTATGCAGCTCAGAGGTACAAGCAATCCAGCAGCTATCATAATAATTCCCATCAGTATACCTACATAACTATAATGGTTGTAATCCATTACAATCCAGCCTATAATAAAAGGGAATATAAAACCAATAATAAGCCACGCAATATTCAACAACATAGTTATACCTCCTTATAAATTTCTTTTCTTTAATTATATAATATTATTATCTTTTTGGCAAGTTTGCTGCATCTGCAAGCTCATCACGTAATCGCAACATAAGAATAAAATTCTGACCGGGTAATAACTGTAATAAGTCATCAAAATCCTTACGTGTGTATCTCTCACCGGGTAATACTTTTGTTAATTGCATAGGTGCTTTCAACAAATCTGTTCCTGTTTTTATAGCAGGAAGTTGTGTTAGATATTCACCTACTATTTCATTACTATTTTTATCACGTTTATATCTATTGGTAGTTGTTCTGATAGATGGAACAGGTGAAAGACCTGCTGCTTCTGCAATATCCGCATAATGAGAAAAAGAAGAACCAGTTACACTACCACGTAAACCCGCTATATATATTAAACTCTTAGGACTCATATATTCTTTCATATAACGTTCGTGCTCTGCTTCATTCTTTCTATTATATACAAATTTAGAGCGTGCATAAGCTAAACCAGTAACAACTGCTAAGTTAGTAGCCATAGAGAACATAGTTGCAAGCAAATCATCAGTTTCTCGATTGTGTGCAACACGTAAAGTCTGTGTATGTGTTGCTCTCATTGTAAAATCCTTGAACATGAAGAACACTCTCCAAAACGGATTAGCTTCTTTGAGCATATTAGTGCTCCCAATAGAGGGCATAGTAATACAACGCTTTACTTGGTTCGTCATAAGCATATAATACTGCATATACAATTCCGGGTCATTTTGACGTAGTGCTTTTATATTAAAATCAACTAGGTTGCCCTCTTTATCTAGCACAATATAAGGTTTGAGTGCTTCACGAAAATCAGCAGCAGAATTCTTATATTTCAAGCCAATAGCTTCTAACTTATTTTTAGAAAAAGGGTTTCGATAAGATGGAAATTCCTTACCATTTACCCATTTAGCTAAATCAATCATAGTCTGCTTCTGTGCGCTTTGAATCATCGTTTCGGTTAACTTTTGGAAACCTGTTACCTTAGATATGAGGTTAGACGTTAAATTAGCAAAACCAGCGACTTTATCTAAAGCCTTTGCAGTTCGTGTATCATTAAGAATATCACGATAAATTCTTGAAGATGAATCACCTGCGTTACCAAAGATATAGCGATACCCTTCGTCACCAAAAGTAGCTAAACGTGCATCTTCAAGCATTTCAACACTTCCCTTACCCATACGTGCTTCTGTCACAATCTTACCTAAACCTGGCATCACATCGAATAATGCATTATAACCAGCGTAAGCAAGTGTACCACTTATTTCACCTAACTGATTAAATACCATGTTACCACTATTACGAGCATAAGCATAGCTATTCAAGGTACGTGCTGCTGCATCTAAGAGAGTATGAGGGTGCTCAGCAACAGGCATACTACGTAATTTATCACACATGAAATCAAAGGCTCTAAGGTCATTTGTTTTCTGGTCTTTAGTAATCTGTCTGCGTTGCACTAAATCATCTAACTCAGCATCAATAACAGAACGCATCCCTTGTAAGTTATAATCAACATTCTTCACGAAACCTAAAGGATTCGCAAAGAGAGTCTGTGCATCTTTAGGAAATACAGTAGTCAAAGATACTTCACCTGTCAAGCGGTTCACAAGAGGATTGAGAAAAGAGTCAATATCATAAGAGCGTAAGTTATCATCAAAACTAAACATATTACCCTTTATCTCCATTTGACCAGAGGTATCTAAAGGAAACCTGTAATTCAAACAATCCAAAGAACCGATTTTAGTCATATTGAAGTTCGCTGTTTTCTCAGTTTCAGATGCACCCAAGTCTGTCCAACCCATAGCACATTCCCTAGCTCTTTTATCATATTCTTGTAAGAACTCATCCTCAGAAAGTTTAGGTGCTTCCGGCAATGGTTTACCTTTTGCCTTAGCTTTCTCACACTCTTTGCGCCATGCAGCAGTCATCTCGTCCTCAATCTGTTTGCGCACAACATCTTTCTTACCGAATTTATAGCAGTATTTATAAAGAAACTTAGCCATATCTTCTTTGTTTTGAAAATCAACTAAGAGCTTTGCGTGTTTACCTTCATCAATCCATCTAAAGAACTCATCAGAATGGTTGTACCAATCATGCGGTAACAAACCATAACCCTCACCGAGATATTTCGAGGGGTCTGTAAGAAGCTCTTTGAGATATTCACGCAGCTTCTCTATTTCAGCAACACCCTTCATTACTTCTGGTGGGAAATTATGACCGACTGTTGCTGCTGTGTTACCTGCATTTTTAGCATTATAAGCACGAATAACAGCTTCGTTATAATCATACTTAGCATCAGCAGAGAGCGTCTGTAAGCGTACTAAGGCTTCATCACGTACCTTCATATAATTATTTATCATATGTTCAGCATGGAAGCGCATATTGTCCTTATAGACCTCAGCAGGAATACCACCATTCAAACGCTCCATATAAGGAGAAGTAACAAGTTTACCTGCTAATTCTTTTAGAGTCTTTGACTTTGATGTGCTACACACAGAATAAGGCGTTGCATAAAGAGCAGTACGTTTTGAAAGGGTTTCAGCAGTTTCTTTTACCTTCTTTTTAGCATGTTCAAACCAAGCTGCCCTTGTGAGATTCGCTGGGTTAAACAAGTTCTTCGTAGAGTAGTGAATACCTTTGTACTCACAAGAGCCATCTTTCAGAACCCTGTAACCATTCTGTCCATCAGTATAGTGTTTAGCACCCTTAGTCAGAATGTCAATAAAGTCATCATCACTAAGCCTGCCTTTAACACCTAAAGCATTAAGACCTTTATCCATTGCTTTACGGATGTTTCGCATTAGAGGGTTAGATGGTTTCATTTCCTCAGCGAGATAACCAAGGACTTCCTCAGCGTCAGCATTACCACCTGCACGTTTAATAGCACGCTCAATAGCAGGTGATGGATTATTATTAATACGGAATCTTAACTCTGCCAGAACCTTAGCGTAATCATTCGGACTCAACACGTACTTCAAACCATGTGCGCCACGTTCATGCAACAGGGTTTTACGAATATCTTCGCTACCACTAAGATTCTCTTTGATAAGCACAGTCACACCTGTTTCATCATCAAAGAAACCTTTAGCATTATCATCAAATTCCCATCCACGTCCTTCAACAATCTTCTTAGCGTTCTCTTTGGAAACCACAAAAACATTGTGTTTAGGACGAATCTGACCAGCAACACCTGCATCTTTAATAGACTTAACAAAATCTTTATCATGCACCTGTGTCAAAGAATCAATAAATTCCTTGGAGCTGGTTCTTTCGACTGACAATTTCTCACCTTTGGCTAATCTTTCAGCATCAATTATGATGTTAGTTGCTTCGCCATAAAGTTGTTCACCAACAGCTTTAGTTGCCTTAGAGAAACCTTTACCAAGCAGGTCAAGAGCCATAGGAATACCTGCACCACCCACAGCACCCATTAAGGCAGCCATAGGATAGTCTTGGCGGTAACCAGTAGCAGCCTGCGCTAAACCTCTGTCAACTAAGTTACCAACAGAAGCACCAGCAGCTAACTTTGCATATCGTGCTGCACTACCAAGTTTACCTGTTGCACCAAGTATAGGTACATAGTTCAGAGGGTCAAGGAAAAGACCTAGTAGAGTACCAGCGGTTGACAGACCCATACTGGATTCTTCAACACGCTTTCTACGCTCTATATCTTCCTTCTTCATTCTGATAAGGCGTTCAAGTTGAGCAGGACTGTTAGCGTTCTGACACACCCATAAGGTAGCTGTGTAGTCACCAAGTTCCTTCTGTACCCTATCAATATCTTCTTGTGTTAGTTTATAACCTTCTTCGTCCGGCAGGTCTTTCTTTGCAGCAGCAGTACGGAAAGAACCCCAAAGAGCAGAATCGAACATAGTGTCCTGCATCTTGTCAAAGAAGTCTGCTTCTTCTGGTTCTTCCTGTTCCACCACAGGAGCAGTAGGATTAGAACCCTCATATGCTCCCTGGATGAACTCACCTAAACTAGCAGTACCAATAGCGTTCTCCATACCTGCTGTGTAGTTCTCAACATCATCACCAAAGTAACCACCATGTTTCAAGGCAGTTGCATAACTACGTGCATCATAGGCATCAAACAAACCATCCTCTTTATACTTGTAAAGATAACCAGCCATGTAATCCATAAAAGATTCATCAGAATCAAAGTTCATGTAGTAGTTAGAACCATCTGGTTGAGCTAAACCATTAGGAGTAGTTTGTGTCACACCACCATAGTTATGATGTTTTGTGGCAAGCTCACTTGTGAACCCACCTGTTTCGTGTGATAATTGAGCGTATATTAAGGAAGGTGCAAGATTTTCACCATACATATCTTTTAATCGTTGTGAGATACCATTAGCTATCTCGTACCCATTCATTTAAATATACCTCCAATCGCATCAATAAGAGCACCCGCAGGACTACTCATATCAACACCTGTTTCTTTTTCAGCAGCTTCAATCTTGCTGGCATCCGGGTTAGACGCATAGTAATCACTATTATCAAATGACGGATTATAATAAACATCATCTACCAGCACTCTCTTTTCTGGTGGTAATTCTTGTAACCATTTAGCTACCTCTGTTGCAATGGTTGTATTATTCCATTTAGAAGCAGTTGCTACACCATTACGCCAAATTTGCAGAGTACCATTAGAATACATAAGTCTTGTGCCTTGCTCTTGCTGCATCTTCTCATCCAAGAACATCATAACAGTTTTCTGCTGATTTTCACTAGGAATCTTGTATAAGAACGCTTTAGGGAACGCACAACCATTATAGCTCACAAAGTATTCACTTGTGCGCTTGCGAGCATTGTTGAGTGCATCTTCCTCTGTTTGTCCACAGTACATGTTGGTCTTAAAACTTTGACTAAGCATAAGCTGAACAGCACTGTTGGCGTAGAACTGAATATCTTCGGTAGAACCATTACCGCCTAACAGAGGTACAGAAAGAGTAGAATCAAAACCAACCTGCAAGTCAGCACTCTTTTCAACAGCTTTCTTGAAGTCGGGATTACTCATATTCTCTCTTGCCATAGCGAACTTAGACACACCCTCTTCAAGACCATTAGCATCAATAAGGTCACTAAGTACAGAGATTTCATCACCTTGTTTACCAAAGAGATAACGGAATGTTTCCTTGTCAGTCTTGTACATAGCAACAAACTTGTTGAGGGCAGCAGGAAGTTGTAAAGCACCTGCTTCATCATGGGTTAAGGACTGAGTGCTCAGAGAACTTAATACATTACCAACATTGCCCTTCATTGCTTTCACTAAGCAGCCCATCTGAGGGAACTTCAAGAGGTTCATGGTTTCTTTACCAGCTTCATCAAGTGGAAGGCTATTAAAGAACTGAGCCATCTTTGTATTCGCCCACGCAATCTTTTCTTCATCAGTGATTTTAATTCTTTTACCATTAACAGTGATTGTATCATCATACACAGGAGAACCGAAGGAATCTACATCTTTACCTTGGGTCATGCTTAACCATCTATCATCAAGAGTAGATGTAACAAGCTGTTGTCTAAATACACTCTCCTGCGCAGCAGCAGCTTTCTTAGCAGCTTTTTCTTCTGCTTTTATTGCACGATTCTTAACACCTTCATATGTAGGCGCAATCGCTTCAAAGAACAGCGGGTCTTTCTTTTTAATTTCTTCATATTTATCCCATATGGAAGCGGAGGGTACTCCTTCTAAACTTTGTAAGAAATCCCTAGTTTTTTGAGAATTAAGATGCACACTCGCCTTCTCAGCCATCCCCAAGTAGATACCTAAAGGAATAACTTCTTTAACTCTGACAGGTGTGCCATCATCTTTGTGATAAACAATAGTATCACCCCAAGCCTTTAGGTTCTCAACACTACCATGAGGTGCTGTGCGTCTTGCAAACTCATCAACAAGTTTAATTCTGTCAGCACGGCTCATACCTGTTAACATAGGGTCTGTTTGCCATTCCTGTGCACCATTTGCGAAATCTTCTGGTGTCATCCCACTAAGACTACGCAGGATTAAATCGTCACCTTTGGCAGCAATAGCAGCATCTCTATCAGCTTCAAGGTCAGCTTGTCTACGTTTACGATAACTAGCATCCTGTTGTAACACATCCAACGGACGAGAACCATAGAAACCTTTTTCAAAGGCTGTGCGGTTATATGCTCTTACACCAGACTCTTGCAGTTTGTTAGCCATGAACTCTTCAAAGTTCATAATGTTCTGCTGAGAGTTATCTGGTAATTCCTGGTTAGGAACTACTTCGTTTTCATACTCCTGTTTAAACAAAGTATTCAAATGCTGACCACGCAGTTCATCAATACGTGCTACCGCATAGGGGTTATCAGCAATATCAAACTTTCCAGATTGACCAAGAATATCTAATGTAGAAAGTTTCTCTCGGTCTTTCTCAGAAGTCACAGAGAAAATTCGGTCTGCTTCTGCTTTACCAATCATTTCTGCACGTTTATCAGCAGCGATACTTTCACCAATCAAACCAGCACCAAGTAAACCCAGAGCACGTGAAAGTGCTGCTGCATTGCCATCAAGTTGGGCAGAAATACCACTACCAAAAGAGGGTGTGATTAATCTCTTTTGATAGGGTGCTTCTGGTTGTTTGGTAAATTGTCGCTGTGTGCCTAAAGCACTTGCTATTGGATTAGACATTTATTTACCATCCTTTATATGTTATTTCTTTTTGTAAACACCTGTACCTGCACCTGTCTTTTCATGTACAGAGCGAGGTGTAGTGCCTACCCACGTTTTAGCGGAAACCTTCTTAGCTCCACCTTTCCACCAGTCCCACTTCTGACCACTTGCTTCAACAGCAGCCTTCTGATTCAACACAGTAGTAGTGTTTTGCAAGATGGTGTTAGCAGAAGTCAAGAAGTTAGCAAAGCGTCCGGGCATCTTTGGCGCAGACGCATTAAGGTTATCAATGTAACTAGCGGTAGACTTAAAAGTAGCATCTTCGTTCAAGTCGATTTCATTAGACTTGCGAGAATAGTTATCTTTAACAGAAGCTACCGCACGAGCAGTATCACCTTCAACGGAGCGCACGAGCATCCTTGCAGTTCTACCACTTGCGTTCTCATTGACGGCAGCCTTAACAGCAGAATTGAGCTGCAAGGAATTATGACGTGTCTTTGTGATTTCAGACACAGCAGCGTCAAAGGCATCTGTACGTTCCTGTTCGTAGTTTTGATAGGCGTAGTTCATCTGCGTGATAGCAGCTTTCGCTTGCGAATCAATCAGAGCCTTTGCTTGTTTGTACTGTGCTCTTTGACCGAGGTATTCACCGCCAATCTGTAAGGCGGTACTAGCAGCAGCGAGTACATCACACATTATTCAATGCCTTCTCTTGCTTCTTTTGCTTCTGCTTTTGCTTCGTCCGTAGCAAACACAAAGCACTGGAAGTCCTCGCCGTTGACTTGTCGAACATCAAAGAAGTCAGCTCCCATCCACTTTAACCATTTTACGTGTTGCTCATTACCTAACCACACCCAATTCTCTAAATGGATGTATTTTTCAAGATACCTGTTAAGCAAATCTTTGGCAGCACGTAGAAAAGCGATTTGGTGTTTTTCGACTTTATCTGTACAAAGCATCCACACAAAATTCAGAATAACGCCTTCTTCAACAATTTGTTGTACACCACCAATAGCGTATACATCATCATTATCATCAACAAGCACAGTTGCGTCTGCGTAGTCAACAACAGGAACATCGTAGAAGTCACAGCCATTCATAAGCTCAACCTCTCGCACATCCGCAGGACGCTTAGACTCCATGAAGTTCATAAAGTGCTTAATTGTCATTTTCTCTAATCTTAAAATTGTTTTGTCCTCCTTACATAATTACCAATCCAACCTGCGCCAATCAGAGCCACCGGAGCAGGAGCATCCGATTCAACACTAATCTTGCAATTTGTGTTAAGGCTTTGAATAGGCACTGTAAATTTACCTGTTGAGAACATCAGCTTACCAAGTGTGCTGTCCGTAGTACCTAAGGTTCTCCCTGTGTTGATATACTCGTAAGTGTCTTTATCAAACACATCAACCTTAACCACGAAGTAACCACTGTCAGCATAGTTTATCCAAAGCTGTCTGAGTTGTAACCTGCCTTCTAACAAGGCTTGTGTTCCTCTTTCGCTCTCACTCTTAACATAAATAGTAGAAAGAGCAATTCTAAATTTGTAGATTAAACCACAAATAATATGCTTACCTTCATAGTTACCATTAAGAGTCACAGTGCCGTCAACATCAACCTCTTTGAAAGTACCATCAGCAGTAACAATGCCATACTTTCTATCTGGTTCATAAATCTCATTATAGAAAGACTTAATGTTGATAAGGGTTTCACCTTGCAGTTCATTGAAGCAACCTTGTGGAACAGTTACTTCCTGCTTGCAATCCAACAGGACACGATAAGGTTCACTCGGTAAATCTTCTGTGTTAAACGTAAAGGAAACACGTTCTAAACACAAATAGTCATTACGTTCAACAACGATATACAAAGAATCCTCAATAAAGGAAGCACCATAGATAGTGCCACCTAAAGACCAACGTGACCAGGAAGCCTGTTGACGCACACTGTCAATGAACAGGTACTTATACACATACATACAATCCTCTTCACCCTCAGTGAGAAACATTAAGATGTTCTCAACACTACTCGGTACAATCTTATAAGTACCATTTGGTAAATAAGAGGGAACGTGAGAAGTAATATCCTGTGCATCTTTACTGTCTGTGTTATCAGCAGCAACGAAGAACTCTCGTACTGTTGAATACTCAGAGCGTTCTGCAAGAAAGTAGATGTTACGTCCTGCATTAACTGGTGTTGCCTTTAAGGAACAACCAAAATGAGTAACAGGTGGTGTCAAGTAGGCATCTTTAGGAGTCAACACGCTATCAGAGCGCAAAGCAAACTGAGCATCCTTAGAGAACAGAATAAGTTCTGCATCAAAAGGAACAGCATGATAGAGTGTTGCAATTTTGTTGTCAGACACAGCAAGGTCAATAGGGTCTGTGTCCTGTACTTCCATAGCACTCGCCATCCAAAAGTTAAAGAAGTCAGCACTACGAGTAAGGATAACATTTTCCCCACTAAGGAATCCTAAGCGGTTTCTGTGGTAGAACACATCATTGATTGTGTTATCAATAAAAGACGGCAATGGGTTACTATCTTCATCACCGGACTCACGAGAATCCCATTCGGCAACTCTAAAGTTAAATGTGCCATCTGCTTCACGCACGAGCACGTGGGGCATCGTTTTGTTATCAATATGATTCTTCAACAGCGGTCTGACACATTCACGCCATACCTGTGCTTCTGCATCATAGCGAACATAATAGTCATCTGTGTTACTACCCTTTTCACCTGTGATTTTCACGATGAAACCATCGGGAGCACTAGCAGGTAAGTTAGTGAACTTTTGGGTAGACTTGATGATACCGAAAGCAGCTTGATTGTTATAGCCATCATACACAACAGCATTTTTGATTAAAGACTTAGCAACACTGTAAGATGGAGTCTGTGTGTTCTCAGTGAACTCCAAAGTGTAAACTTCTGCTTCTATCGTTTTACCAGTGGGGTCACCATTGCTCCCAAGTACACGTTCTTCAAGAGTACCTTGTAATGTAGTAATCTTCCAATTATCTTTTCTACATCTTTCAAGTTCATCCTTAACCTTTTGATACGCAGCAAGGTCAGCATCAACAGTCAATACTTCTTTTTTAGGAATAGTAACAGTAATCTTATTACCATTACGTGTAACTGTTGATGGGTAGCACCAAAAAATTCCATAAAGGACAGGTTTAGTCGCCTTATAATTAAACTTTAAGCCATTGAATCTATCCTCTTGCTGCTGAGGTGTGGTAGTAGGTTGAATATAAATAGTTTCACCTTGTTCAGTAATGTGAGCACTTTTCTTCAAGTATAACCAAGAAGAACCTGTGGTGGTCACATAGCCTTTTTCAGTACACTGTGTTGCCAACTTCTCTACAATGGCATCAGTGTTAATCTGCTTAGTGTGGGATTTATCACTACCATCTGGTGTTTCATAACTCGCAACAGTTTCACCATTAATAACAATCTTATAGGTTCTGCCATACTGACCATTCTTAATGTTAACAAGTAGTCCCTGTGTATCCCATGACTTATCATCAACAACATCAGACATTTTAGTATGCTGCATTGTATTACACACAAAAGTATAGTCAGCAATCGTAGTTACCTTTAGGTTATACCGAGGTTTCTCAGTGTAGATATAAGGTCTTGTGCCTTCGTTAAAAGTAACCTTTTGCTCATTACCTTTAAGGTCATACACCTTTATATCCTCACCTGTGAAAAGCACAATGTACTTCTCGTTAGCATCTCGGTCTATAAAATGTACTAAAGGCTTTGTGTTCTTGGTTAACTTTCTCGCCAACGATGAAACAAGCATTGTCGGTGGTCTTTTCTGTAAACCACCTGCTTCCGATGAGTAACCATTAAGTTGCTCATCAAGTTGCTCTGGGTCACGCAAGGTAGGCGGTTGTTGACTAATACCTTGCACAAAGTTTTTAATATCTTGATTGATTAGCATTTATCAACCTCTCTGTTTCAAGTCGGTTACACTCATGTTGTTCAAGATGTTGTAATCGTTGTTGTCCATCTCGTATTCCTGCAAGTGCATCCACGCTTCTTGAATTTCCTGTGTAGTAATCTGTGTAATACTATCATCACCAAAGTATCGACTTTGGAACTTAAAGGCAGCCTTAGTGATAATATAGTTACGCATAGCATCTGGCAGTTCCTCAAAGGGAACAAGCAGAACCGCTTCACAGGTAAGAGGTTGTTTAAAGGTAACATCACCAGTGGAAAGGTCTTTGACATAATCACCACTATGGACAAGTTTCTCACCACCAGAACCCTTCAAGAACAAGTAATTTTCCTGCCATCTAATTCGACCAGTGTAAGCATCTGGTGTCAAGGTGTGTTCCGAGATGATGTTAAAAGACCAACCACGAGATTGTTCCTGTCTGGACACGTTCCTCAAAATGCGCAACGCACTAATAGCATCAACATTCTTTAAATCTTCGAGGGTGTTAATGGGCGACTCACCTATAATGCTAATTATTTCATTGACCGCATCAAGCTCTGTTAAAGCTGTTAATTCCATTTGTATTTACCTCCGTATAGAAAAAAAAATAGGGAGTACCACGAAGATACTCCCCATTATTTAGTGTGTATTATTCAGTTACGCAGAGGGTTCAATAACACCCATAAACGCAGCTTCGGGGCGCAAGCCACCATGACCCATAGCATACTTGCCAACAATTTGGTCAGCTTGGTATTCAATACGGCGACCATGTTCCAGTTGGAAAGATTTCAGAGTCAGAGTGCCAACAGTGGAGCGATGAGCTACCAAGAAAGCACACTTATCTTTGTATGCAACCGGGAAGATATGACCAGTACCTTGAATCAGACCTTCGGGAGTGCCGTTGTCAGTTTTAGTAATACCACCAACAGTCAGATGCGGAACTTCGACAATATCAATACCAGCGATACGAGTTACAGTAGCGTCGGTAATGGTTGCCACAGCACCAAAGTCTTTGTTGATAGCGTCTTTGGAAGCTACCAGAGCGTTCACAGCAACAGGCAGCATATAACATACTCGACCTTCATTCGGTACATAGTTGTTGGACATAGCGGTCTTAATCTCCAACAGTTCAGAGATAACAGCTTTGCCCAGTGCTTCGGATTCAGAGGTCAGACCACCTGCAACTTTGCGAGTTACAACTTTGCCTTTACCCAGACCAGTCAGCAGCTCTTTGTTAGAGGTTGCCATCTTAGCAATCTCAGCCAACACACCACCATCAGCAGCCATAGCCAGAGCTTCGCCAATCTGATAGGAGTATTCAGAACGCACATCATAGTGGTTCATAGCGTCATCAAGGTCAGTAATCAGACAGTCAGAGGTCAGCAAGCCGTCAATCAGAATCTTAACAGAGGTCTGTTGTTCTGCCTTACGCTTGTCATCGAGGTTTTCACCCGGAGCAAGATAATTAGCTACCTTGCGACCCATTACAGGGAACTCAGCAGCTTTACCATTTGCAATAGTACGCTCTACGTGTCGACCAAGAGTTTTACGAGAACGGCGGTAGGCTTTCAGAACCTCACCTGCAAATTGAGTTAAGAACATCTTAATGCGACCAGCGGACGCATCATTAGAGTCAAGACCGGGAGAAGAAATTACAATATTAGTTGCCATAAAAGTTATACATACTTCCTTTCTTTTCTTAAAAATTGAGTATTAATACTCAACGTCCAAACGAGAAGAATTTAGATTTGCTCAGACGTTTAGTTACATTTTTGGTGTATTCTTCATCAACACCATAGCGAGGGTCATCCATAGCTTTTTCCATAGCAGCTTCATTTGCGAAACCGCTAGTGCTTGCAGGAGAACCACCACCAAGAACACTAGCTTTCTGTGTACCATTACGTAACGTCATCTCAGCTTTAAAGCCATTAATAAGCATCTTTACAGTAGACAAAGAGCCATTCAACAAAGCGTCATTGAAAGCATCAACAGCGTCTTGTCCTTTGCTCTCAATGTACTTAGATAACTTACTGTATTCGGCTTTGCCACCAGCAGCGTTGTACACAGCGTTAGTAAATGCTTCGTTAGCTGCTGCAACACCACGAATATAAGTGTCAACCACAGCCTTCGGATAACCTGCTTCCGCAAGTTTCTTATAGGTGTCCTCAGAGAGTTCACCATTGCTTTCGTACTCTTGTGTGAGTGCGCTATAATCAATACCTTTCTCGGCAAGAGTTTTAGACGCTTCATCAACGGATTCTTTAGTGGATTTCAGTGTTTCTTCGAGTGCCTTTGATTCATCAGCCTGTTCTTCTTCTTGTGGTGCTGGTTCTTTAGCATCCTCATCAGAAACACCTTCCTCTTGTTCAGAATCATCAGTCTTTTCTTCTGATTGTTCTGCGCTTTCCTCTACCTCGTTGGTATCGGTTTCAGTAATTGTTTCCTGCTGTTGTTCTTCGGTTTGTTCAGCAGGTTCTTGTACTTCAATAGTAGCCATTAGTACCTCCTAGTTATTGTTGTTGTGGCTGCTCCATGTTGGCGTTAACAAAACCTTGTGCCAACGGAGATGTTGCCTGTTGCGCCATCTGCATCATCATTGCTTGCTGTTGTTCCTGCATGATTTCCTCATCAGTTTTCAACAGACCCTCAGTATCAATACCAAGAGCGGTAGCGCACATAGCAATGAACGTGTTAGTTCTCAAACAACTCTCACTTCCGGGTGTGGAAGCAATAATATCTTTGAGAGTCAGTAGTTTGTTCAAATCGTGACCACGTCCAATAGCTTCTAAGCCAGTGGTAATCGTGGGTTCAACAGTTTCTTCTGGTAATGTAGGAATCTCACCCATACTTTCTAATTGAGCCATTATGCGCCTTACCAGAGGTAACTGTAATTCTTGACTGAGAATACTGTAAGTACCACCAAGGGTATCTTCAAGTTCCCCAGCAAGGTAGCGGATTTCTTCTGCGGTAACACGCTCTGCATCACGTTGAACCGCAGATTGGAGCATAAACACATAACCAAGACGTTGTTCCAAAGACTGTACGTATTGAAGTGATACTTGCAGGTCATTACTTTTATTAGTCTGCAAGGCTTGTACATCCTCAACCCTACCTGGCACAAAAGCACCAGACTTAGCTTTGGTTAACCTACGGACTTGTGTAATACCTGTGGGATTCACAAGGTACAGAATGTGACCAGTGATAGCAGCAAGGTTACGCAGAGCTTCTGTGTGAACATCAAGGCTCTCTAAGTCACCGAGATATTCCTCAACATAGCTACGTCCATAACTCTCACCATCAACCTTCACCATACGCAAGGCAATCCACGGAGATTTATTTACAGGGAATGATTGCTCACTACCATCAATAATCTCACCATTGACCTCTTGGTAAGAAAGGTATTGGTCTGTGTCAAGATATACGTGTGTGTATACATTCACACTTTCAGTAGGTTCATGTGTTGCACCATCAGACGCAACAAGGGTTTGGATTTCGTCTGGGAGAGTTGCAAAGGCTAAGGTATCAACAGTTACAAGTTGAATCACTTTGCCTAAGGCATCTCTTTGAAGCACATAGTTGGACAAGCGGTATAACTTTGCGCCACCTTCCAACGGAGGGAGGAACAACAAAGCATTGCCAGCTACCAGCAGTTGATTCAGTGCTTCTTTCACAGTCACTCGAATCTGTTCGGTTTCAATATAACGAACAACACGTCGCTCCAATTTTTCGAGTGCCTGTTCAATCTCCTGCAACTGTTCTGGTTGCTCAGCTAACTGTGCTGTGATGGCATCAGTAGGTGTCAAACGGAAGAACGTGCTGTTCGGTGGCAGGAGAGCCAACATCAATTTGCTGGCTAAGTTGTTAACACCTCTTGCACCAATGGATTGGTTAGGTGTTAGATAACTTGTAGATTCGTTATCAGACTCTTTTGGGAACAGCGCAGGAATTGTCATTGCTGCATTTTTCTCAGCTCTGTCTGTGTATTGGTCACGCTCTGATTTCAAGCGGTCATACACAGCCTTTGCTGTTTCACGTTGAGGGTCTGATAAGTCCATTACAGGAAACTTAGATTTACTTTTGTCAGCCATTAGATATTCACACCAGTACCTTTAGCAGCAGTACCAACCACAAGACTTTTCTTGCCTTTAGTTTTCTTGCGCTTAGTACCTTCGGTGTCAATGCTAGTAAGCTGTTGTTCAATCGGTGCACTAACTGGGGCAGCAGGTGTCGCAGCTTGCACCTTCGGTTTCTTACCACACATTCGTCATAACCTCCTTAATAGTTTGTCGGATTGTATGTACTATTACGTTGAATAGTCAGTTGTTGTCGACCTTTCTTCTGATTAAAGGTATCATCTGAGCCACCTGCAAGCGGACTATCTGGTTCTTTTGCATCCGTCTGTGGTACAAGTTGACTACCCTGGATAGATGGGGTCTGTACTTTAGGCATTTTCCAACACATCGTTGTTTAATCATCCTCCTTAGCTTCTCGCAACATTTGCAAGTGTGTAATAATATCCCTACATCCTTGCATATAACCCACAAGAGCTTCTGCGCTACTTGCTTGGTGGTCAAGTAAACTGTTAGGATTAAACACAATCTTTAAATACTCAACAAGTTCAGCAGAGATATAAGGGACTTTTAAGTCATCATCAAGTTTACTCATTGTTCCATAACCTTAACCATTAGGTAACTTATAGATAGTTATTTATAATTAACACAATAACGATAACTATAAGTTAATTATGGTTTCCTTTCTTCTATCCGTGTGTCAGTAAGACACTTTGGTTATATGTGTGTCAGTTAGACTTCGGTGTCCACAGAATAGGCTTGTGTGTTTTGAAATCATAATCACTTTTACGCAGAATCCTGGCAACACGTGCCTGTAAAAGTGCATCAGATTCAGTCAATTTCTTCTTGACAAATTGAGCAACAAGTGCTTCCCAGGTAGGGTCAGCATCAAGAATTTTCTTAGCAGTCACAGCACCAATACCAGGGCAACCTTTGTAGTTGTCAGCGGTATCACCAATGAGTGTTTGGAACAAATGATTATAATTTGCTTCTTCTTCACTGATTTCATAATAGGTATCGCTGAGAAAGTTATAGAAGCATCCTGGAATACTCTTGAAGTCCTTATCACCACTCACAATAATAGAGCTGTTAGGATTTAGCGTTGCAAGGATACCAATGCAGTCATCAGCTTCCAGGGTAGGCTTCTGATAACACGTGAAGTTATCTTTCACCCACTCGACTACCTTTGAGTAACCTAAAGGCTTCCTCTTGCCCACACGATTCGCTTTGTAGGATGGGAGGATGTGTTTACGGAAATTTTCCTTATCGCTAAAACACATCAGAATCTCATACTCACCTGCATATTTGTAGTGGTCAAGCACCTTGTCAACAATGGAAATCACTGTGTCATCTACAAGTTTCTCTGCTTCTGCGTGTTCACAGTGAAGTGTGGTTAAGTCACAATCCCAGTCAATCGGTGTTTCACAGGCAGCACAGGAACGGAACACAATCATATCTGCATCAATCAGAATCTTTAGGTTTTTATCTGTATCAAACAATAACATCTACCTCTTTCTTATCGTAGCGAATACCCTTAAAACGTGGTTCACGCAGGACACCTTTGGTACTCACAGCCATAGCATCAATCTGAACCACCTTACCAACAATCTCATCGTAGCCATAAGGTGACCACCATGTAGCACGTTGTTCATCAGTCAGACCAGAGCCAACCTTAATAGTTTTTCCTTTTCGGTCTTGACAAACGAGCTTACCTGTGCTTCCCTTGTACTTCCCTGTACCTTCCTCAACACCAACTACTTTAAGGTCAAAAGATACACCCTTTTTGAGCTTAACCATGTATTGATTACGCTTGCCGGGGTAGTAACCAGCGAACTCTGGGCGTGCCACAACACCTTCACCACCTGCTGCCCAAATGGATTCAGCCATAGCAAACAATGCTTTCTCGTTGGTAATGTGTCGCTGTTCTATAAGGTGAAGATAAGGATTTTGTGTCATGTGTAACCGCAGGTATTCCGCACGTACATAATAAGTTTCAGCTAAACGATTACCAGCAAATTCATCTAAAGTCATTGCATCATGGATGTATGCTTCAACCTCTAAGTGTTGCTTCTTGGTATCTCTACACCAGCCACTAATAGTAGGTTGTGGTACACCCTCAGCGTATGCTTCAAAGATAATGACCTCACATTGAAGCTCATTTGAGAGAGCAAGAAGAGGTTCTTTTAGATGGCTAAGGGAAACATATTCCTCACCTGTGCGACTAAAAATGTGACACTCGTTATCCAAAGAGATAGCAAATGCAAAGACACCATCAAGTTTCTCACTTGCCAACACAGGGAACTTCAATGTACCTTTCAGTTTTTCATAAGGTAGGCAGAGTTGCACCAAATGACGCTTATCTCTGCCTACAAATTTACACACATCTAAACTCACTCTTTAATCTCCTTGTACAGACCACAACGGCAAGCACCATACTTACGCATATACTTACAGGGACACACAGTATCACGAGTCTGTGTGTTCTGACAGGGGCAGTACATATCACCATACTTCTCCACTTGCTTACGGAACTTCTCAGTAAGCAGCGGTAAGCGGTCTTTGTTGATTTCATAGCCAAACTTATCGGCTGTGTTAGTTAAATGTTCTTTTACTTTCACAGTTATTACCTCACAATCTTAGAAAAAGAGTTTCATCAAGAAGTACAGACCACCGAGGATAACAGCAGCGTACATAGCGTAAACAAAAAGAATAGCAGCGATAACACCCAAACCAATCTTCAAAGCAAGTTTCATTTAAACTCACAGCTCCTTTCATTACAGTTAAGACAATTCATAAAACCTCTATCGAACACTTCTGGAACAGCTTTTGCTAACTCTTTGTGAATCTGCCCAGCTAATTCCCTGTGCTCCGGCATTGCACGTTTGCACAGGCGTTTCGGCAGGTATTCAAACCAAGCACGGAAGTTACCAGTGACCACAATAGATGTACTAGCACCTTGCGGTAACAAATAGGCTGCATCCTGCTCCGCTATACCTTCTTCAAGTGCGAGGTTGTATGGAACGAGAGCAATTCTACTTAAATATTCAAATGTAGAAGCATCAGTCGCAAATTCAAAATGCGGTTGTTCCACTACATCAAATTTACTACCTCTTGCACTCTTACAGGTAAAGGACAAGTGGCGGTGACGTGTAAGCTGACCTAATACACGCACGGAACACTCAACCTCAAAGGAAGCGTAGCAGTGTTCCAATACAGACAAGTGACCACTATCAATGATATGTTGTATACCTTTGTCGGACACATCGTTTCCATAAGGTTTACTACAAGCCAGCTTCAAAAGCTCCATGTAATTAGGCGTTACTGATACAAGTGTTGCTGTTGACATTGAACGTCAGTCCTCCTTCTTCATCTACAATTAAAATATCAGAGGGGTCTACCAGATACATCTTCTTATCAGTTCCCTCAATCTCAACACGAATACGATTGATTTTGCCTTGCAAGCGAATCGGACTCAGCTTAACAATAGGGAAAGTAACTGTTGCTCCCTTGCGAATCAAATAGACTTCGTTGTTGCTGTGTTTTTGTTTTATCACTTTTAACCTCCACAATTTTTACTTGTCTGCCAAATTTAAAGGCATCAGCTTTTTGTTCCATGTAAATATCCATGCGGTGCTTACCATGACCAGCACCAAAGCGGTCTTGAACAATATATGTGTTACCATCAATGACCACCTCAGTGCCAAGTGGTAAACCATCACACGCCACAGTGACACCTTGAATAGCAGGATGACCGCTGGCTGTTATACCATCGGTTTTCCCACATTCATCAAAGGCTGCTGTGTAGGCGGTGCAAATTACAAACAGGATTGTTGGGAAACTAAACATTGTGTACCTCTCACTTTCAGTTGATGACCACAAGAACAAGTGATTACTATGTCAACATATGCTTCTTTTAGGAGCTTCTGCTGACATTTAGGACAGAAGATACCTTTAAGTTTCTTAGGCATTTACTACACCTCCAAAATTGAGTATTAATCCTCAATGACAATCAGACCAGTTCTTACCAATCTTTCCTTCTGTATCAAGCTGCACTCTGAAACCATAGTATTGTTGTGCTTCACGCATAGATTCTTGGGCAATACGGACTGCATCCTCAGCAATCTCATGTGTTCTACAAGCTAACTGACCCTCATCCTTACTGTATTCTTCTATTACTAGAAGTGTCGGACTATATCATCAATGTGTATGTGGGTCACATTGTTGTGCGCTTCGGCAATAGAGGGAATCTCACCCTCTACACCTACTCCGTTTCGGATAGTCTCTGCACTTTCCATTCTCGAATCCACTTACAAGCAGAACCGAAACTCACATTAAATAAGGAAGCTAAGGCAGTACCAGTAATCTCAACATGAGATAGCCAGTATTCCTTAGCAGCTTGTTTTCTGTCAGCATAACGTGTGGTATTATGTTTAACTTTATGAGCAACAATAGGAATACATTGTAAATGCTCAATATTACAACACGCTCTGTTGTGACATAAATGGTCAATTTCATAACCAACAGGAATCGCACCATGATTTTCTTCCCATACGTATCTGTGATACATAATTAGTGGTGAACGTCCTTTGCCCTTATACCGAGGGTCATGTGTTCTGAAATACCCGTCCTTATTCAATTTATGTGAGAGAGGAATTATGCAACCATTGTCAAGTTGTTTTAATACAAGTGGTTTCCCACGCATAAATTACCTCCTAGCTTAGCTCAGAATTGACCTATAAGGCTTTCTCTGATTTCACACAATTTTAGGTGCACAACGAGGGAGTTTATGCACCCAAGCCATGAACTGAAAATCTTTCCCATGTTCATAACCTGCTTTTATTAAATTTTCTTCCCATAAGCACATCCACTTTTTGCATACTAATGCACCTGCGGATTGTAACAGCAGATTTAATGCACTGTGTAAAGAACGCACGTGCAAAGGTCTGCCATCCAAACCTTTTAGATACTTACGTTTCCACTTTTTGATTTCACCTTTGAAACCTCTTTGTGCAACCAAAGTATTTTCAATAGCAGCTCGCAGTTCAGCAATAGCAGGTGTTTTAGAAAGGAACTCTTTCTTCAACCTCTTGCCATCCTTCGCATCACCATGAACAATCTTGCCTATCTTCTCGTCACCAGCTCCATACAAAAAGGCGTAGATAAACGTCTTTGCTTGATTTCGCTCTGGTAGACCTGCTGCTTTCTGATTGGCGGTGTGTATGTCACCATTAAGAATCTCGTGAGCATATGCTCCGTTATCATATGGGTACATAAAGTGCGCCAAACAACGCAGCTCCAAACCACTAGCATCCACGCCAGCTTGATACCACCCGGTAGGCACAGTGAACAGCTCTCTGCACTCGTGACCATAAGGACTACCGACAGCAGGAACTTGTGCTACATTAGGACTACTATGTGTTGCTCTACCTGTGACAGCTCCACAGGGGTTAACACAACCATGAATACGTCCATCTTCACGAACACATTTAAGCCAACCCCATTTGCCGTCAATGAGTTGCCCAAGACGCTTAGAGAGCATCAAGTATTCTTCCATGACTCCTGCAATCTCACGCAGTTCAGCAGGTGCATCTAAATCAGCTTTGATGTACGCAAAGGTAATATCATCAATCTTCAACCGCTCATCTTCAAAGAGTTCAGCATTGTTCGGTTTGTAACCAAAGTGCTGTGTGATTATCCACTCTATCTGTTGGCGACTATTAGGGTTCAAATCTTTATATCGCTGAATTGGAACACCAGCCTTATAACCAAGACGTTTGTTATCACGCTTCGGAATAAAGATTTTATCTGGAATACGTGGTAACTTCTGTACCAACATTGCTTTTAAGTCAGCGTGTCGACCACGTAATTTAAGCTCTAATTCTTGTGCTTTGAACACATCAAAAGTAAAGCCATTGCGCTCCTGTTGCGCCATCAGCCACTGAGCTTCATGTTCCAGAGTGATAGCTGCAGGAGGGTAATTTATTGTGTTGAAATAGTTGTACAAGGCACGTGTTACAACAACGTCCTGCTCATTGTAGGACAACATATCCTCATTGAAGTCTGCCCAAGCATCTTCCGTTTCCTCACTATAAGTGCCTTTGAGTTCACCTAAGCGGTAACCCCAAGCCTTCAAGCTGTGTGAACCAATCAGTTTAGCAGGTAGCTTGTTGGAACGGACAAGTCCATAGTCCTTATCGGCAATGTCACTGAACATCAAATGTGACAGCACAAGGGTGTCAATCACCTGCGGTCTGAGTTCACGAGGTAACACGAAAGATGTTGGAAACAGTTTTTCAAGAACAGGAATATCGTAGTTGATAACATTGTGACCAATAATAAAACCACCCTTTTGAAGCACAGAAAGCAGGTCTTTTGCACCTTGCTCCACTTCATTAGGGCGGTATTTCTTAGTGGTCAATTTTTCATTGTCATCAAAGATGATTACCATGCAATGTGCCTTTGTTACGTCATAGTACAACCCATTGGTTTCTATATCGAAAAAGGCAAGCATGATTATTCACCCTCAGAAAAATATTTCTTTTCTACTTCTTCTCTTTCTTTCTCCAAACGCTCAATGCTCTTTGCGTAAGCGTTGATGACTTTGTTGATAGTTGCGATACGGCGAACCGCTGCATCCTGCTCTTTGTTCTGCATCCAGAACAGCAGGTCAGTAAGAACTTTCACAAGATAAGATAGAATTTCAAGCATTATTTAAACTCCTTTCATATAGGAACGCATAGCTGCTTCCTTTTGTCGACCCTCAGAAAAACTTGAAATAGGCTTCAAGTAACCAATAACACGTGTGCCATAATCGAGGTTCTTAGAACCACAGTATTTGCAGGTCTGACGTGTTACAGGGTCAATTCGTTCACAGTCTTTACAAATCGTACACAGTACATTGGTAGTCCAATAAGGAACACCCTTCTTCGCTGCAAGCTCAATAAGTTTTACCGCTTGCGGTGGGGATGGCAGTTGCTCCAAGTTAAGATGACAAGCAGCACCACCATCAAGGAACTGAGAAACATCCCAAGCGTGAGCATCAAGTCTATCCAACACAGTCATCTTAGTGTCCTCAACAGGATAGAAGTAGCTGTTGTAGCAATCACGAGGAACATACAGTCCATCTTCTTTGTCCCATTTGGCGTTCTTCACACCAAGGTTCTCAGCCGGAACAAATTCTGTGTTAAAGCGAACACCATACTGAGTCAGTGCTTCTTTATTGAGAGCCTTAATGATTGACAGGTCTTGCTGCAAGTGTTCTTTGAAAGAACCTTTGTAGCCAGTAGTACGCAAGTATTCAAAGGATTCAAGAGCACCATTGATACCAATAGTACCAAACTGTTTATCTAAGCTAATATAACCTGCGCTATAAGAGGGCAGCAAACCAGCTTCGATGTACTCAGAAACAATAGCACGGAAAGCCATAAGATACTTATGCACTCTCTGAACCACATCAATCAAACTGTACCCACGTTGATACAGTCTGTTAAAGTTGATGGTAATTACTTGATAGCTACCAGTAGACACACCACCTGCACCAAGGGTGTAAGAGAATGTGTTATCTGCAAGCTCATTGCGCAGTCGACAGCAGGACGCAAGGCTATCTGCACTATCAGATTCATAGTGGAAAAAGCTCAGTCCATCACTCATCGACTTAGCAATGAAATATTCAAAGCCAATATCAATAGGCTTACGTGTTTCCTTGTCCACAAGGTATGCAGCAGTCAGCACAGGGAAAGTCAGCAGTTCCTTAGTGCGCTCTTTTGTAAACCAATACATAAACACTTCCTGCAAACGCTTCACACTTGTGTAATCTGGTTTAGAACCATCTGGGAAATAGAACTCTCCGAACAGGGACTCAAAGTACCCTTTATCAAACACAGAGATGTTCCAGAACACAGACTGACTACCACGAGCAGCAGCAGGTTGATTCATGGCGTATACAACACCTTGAAATTCTTGTGCAATCTCTTTGTAGTGATGTGCAAGATAACCATAGCCATATTGCTTGCGAGCAAAGTAATCGAAATACATCAAGAACTCAACAGTCGCAACAGCTCCGGCAAAGTCACTAGCAATCTGGTAGATTAGATTCACAAAGCTACCACAGAAACTTTGCAGGTTTGTGGGTGCTTTAGAAGTACCACCAAGATTCTTCGTGCCTTCTAACAGGAACGGATAGAGTGATACAGAAACACAATAAGGACGCAAGCTAGTTTCATCATGGATGTAGATGAGGTGGTCTTTAATATCGTTATAATATTGTTTAGCCACATCATAACCATACATGGTTTCCATCTTTTGCATCACCATAGCTCTGTTCACATCAATAAAATCACGCTTAAAGAGTTCCGCTTCCATTACCGCCAGTGATTTAACAGTAACATTAGCGTTACTATCAACCTCGCTGCCAGTAGCAGGATTGGACGCTCTAATAAAATTGTGAATGAAATCAATTTTCTTATTAATATCCATTATCAATCCTCCTTCTTAGAATCGAGTATTAATACTCAATTTAATCCTTCCAAAATAGGAACGTAATATCTTCCCATACACCTTCACCATTCTTTTGGTAAAAGCGTTGATTAGTACCAGGCGATGTTAAACCACCTAACTTAGCTTTGTAGTCACCAACTTTTAAGAACGATAGTTTCACATCGTCATCTTTAAGTCTTTCATGGATAGCTGCATGGACAGGCAAGCCAGAGTACAAACCAACAGGAGCATAATGGGACAGAATGTTGATAGCTTCAATCAGCTCTTTAGGCTCAACACCATTATTAGTACCACCCATCAACACAATAGCATCAGCACCTTGCTTCACCTGTTTATTAATCAGACACATCAAGTCCTCTAATTCCATCCAGGATTTCTTAGGCAACGGAATAGATAACCACTCACTGTGGCAACCATGACACTTCTGTTTGCAGTTACCAAATTCAACAGCAACGGCGATATGGTTCGGTAGTTCGTTCATGCTAACTGTTACGTTCACAACGGGCAATTTCATGTTCTCTAACCTCCATGACTTTATCAGCTACATAGAAAAATAAGCCAACGTGTTCAGCGTCAGCTTCCAATAAGTCCATCATTGAAACACACTCAGCAAGTTTGAATGTGCTTTTACGATAGTGTTGTTTTCTTTTATTTGTGTTTTTAGAAGTCACCTTCTTCATCTACATCACCACTTTCAAAAGGATTGATACTTCTGGGTGCTTCGGTTGATTCCAGGCGGTCAGTTTCTTTGTCATACCTCAGATAACCTGCGATACCAGTTTCTCCTGTGTGTCGACTCTTTAACACACGAATCCTTACAGTATTTTTCTTGTTTTCATCATCATCCTGTTGGTTACGCTCCAACGCCCACACACCATCAGAGAGCTGTGCAAGACCTTGTGAACCACGCAGGTGACTAAGAGATATTGCGCCACCTTCTTCGGCTGGTGTGCCTTCAACACGCTTCAAGTGACTGATAATCAACATTCCCACACCTGTTTCCTCAGCGAGAGAACGCAGTTGGGTCATCAGAACGTCAGTCGCTTTGCGCTCATTGTCAATATCCAAACCACTAATAGCAATAGTGATGTGGTCTAACACAATGAAGTCACACTGTTCAGCAACAGCAAGGTAGCGGATTTTACTCATCAAATTGTCTGCTTCAAGACTTCCGAAATGTTGAAAGAACACATAGTTACCATTACCAAGTGTTTCCTTGTAGATTTGTTCGTATTCTTCGTCGGTAACGAGGTGGCGGTTCAGTGCCAACCTTTTACCTGCATGGACAGCCATCAGTCCTTTAGCAGTTCTTTTGATGTTTTCTTCGAGCATCAACATACCAACTTTTAGGTTCAAGTTGACACCTAAATGATAGGCAATTTGACGTACAAATGTGGTCTTACCTACACCTGTACCAGCAGTTATTACAATAAGCTCACCTTTGCGTAAGCCTTGTGTTTTCTCTTGCAACGGAATATCCCAGGGCAAAGAAAAACCTTGCTCTGTGTCCGGTTCATCACGCAACACTTCCCACAGCTCATCACCATTGATGATTCCATCTGGCTTGTATGACTTCGCCTGGAAAATTGCATCAAGGACAGCTCCTGCACGATGTTCCTGCAAGCACTCATTAGGGTCTTTCAGTGGTAGGTTAGCTATTTTGAGTTTGCCATAGGGCAAAATGCGACACACATCCTCAACAGCTTTTCTTCCTGGTTCGTCCATATCGAACATCACAATCACTTCTTCAAAGTTACTGAGCCATTCAAGGTTCTCATTGAAGATTTTCTTAGCGGATGTACAACCATTCGGTATAGACACAACAGGGTAACGATTACCACCAATTTGAGAAACAGTCAGACAGTCAATCTCACCTTCTGTGACTACCAATCTTTTACCACTATTGAAAAGATGTTGACCAAAGAACCTCTTAGAGATTTTACCGAGGATAGCAAAATGCTTATCCTTGAAGCGCAACTTCTGACCCACCATGTTTCCGTTGTCATCATAGTAGCAAGCGACTTGACAGGGTTGGTCATTGTAGTTAGTTACATAGTAACCATATCTACGGCACGTTGCTTCTTCGATACATCTCGTTCTAAGAGGTTCAAAGGTCATATCAGAGGGAGGAATTAAGTTATGACCGACAACTTTTCTTTCTTCTATCCGTGTGTCAGTTACATTTTGATGTGCTGTTTCACACGAAAAACAATAGGTACTACCATCAGAATACACAGCCAGCGCATCGTGGCTTCCGCAATCTGGACAAGGTTGGTGTGCTGCAACAATTTCACTGGCGTTATCCATGATTATTCAGTCCTTTCAGTTATCTTTGCATTAGGGTATCTTTTAGTTAAATCAGTAAGTAAAGGCGATAAAGCATATCGCTGACTACTTGTTAGTTTCTTTGTGTTACTTTGAGCTAGGATGTACACAGAAGTATTATCGTTGTGTTCCCAACCTGCAACACAGTCATCTTTGCGTGCTACGTGTAAAGTACCATCAGCATCCACAAAGTAATGGACACCTGCATCAAGCTCACCCATACGTCTACGGAACTTATAAAAGGATTCATAAGACACACAGCAGGTGTCTTTAATAAGAATCACAATATGTTCAGTAACTTCCCTTTTACGGAACTCAATCACACTCATTTTCTCTCTAAACCTTCCAGGGAGTAGTGATGTTTATCGTGTAACCAGCTATCGGGGATGTAGCCTTTTGCGTACTTATAGCCATGCTTTTCGCACCACATAGCATAAGTTGTTTTACTACCCTTATAGAGTTTTGTTTTCGGGTTGCTAAACACAAATCTAATCTCTAAGTGTGGGTATTGCTTCTTCACGAGGATGTGTTTCTGCCTATCTGCCACATCAAAGATACCCTTTGCTTCCACGATGATACCATTCGGTAACACAAAGTCTGGGGTATAATTGTGTTTAGTCGCAGGAATAATATAAGGCAGCATATAGTTTTCATACGCTGCCTTTACTCCTACACTTTTTAATTGTTCAGCAATGTTATCTTCTAAACCGCTGCGATACGTGGAGTGAATCGTGTGGTAACCACCACGTCTACTAAAAGCTGCCTTAGAGGTAGCTATTAGAAGTCAGCTCCTTCCGTGTTATTAAGGAACGGAATCTCATCTTCATCCTCATTCGGAACAGCCGGGGCAACATAGCCACCTTCCTCAGCACCAAAACCAAAGGACGCAGCATCAGCATCACCACGCTCAACAAGTTCCAGGACTTGAACAGCATTGAGATACAAAGTCAGACCTCTGATAGTTTTGGTCTTGTAGTAAGGCTGAATAGAGAAAGCAACCTTTACAATAGACCCATGACCAATATCGACATTTTTCGGCAAGGGTTTACCCTGGGAATCATAGATGGGAACAACACGATTCATAATGTCCCCACTCTTAGTACGATAAGAGGATTTGGTCTTGAATTTAAACACAGTATCGCCCTCTTTGGTTTCACCCATACCAATCAGAGCATTAGGAGCGTTCAGACGCTTACCAGCAAACTCCGGCAATGCAGCAGCTTTGTCCAGTTCACGCAGCAGGAACTCCTCAAATTTCTGTGCATCCTCAACAGAGGGCATCAGACGGATGGTAAAGCCTAAGTCATTACCTTCAAACATATCCGGGGTACGCAGGTGGGGATAAATTGCTTTACCTTTACAAGTTACATAATTTTGAATAGCCATTATTGTTTCATTCTCCTTTTCTTAAATCACTTCAACATCATTAAACATCTTAGAGTTAACTACAAATTTAGAGCCACGTTGCTCAACAAGGCGTTGCAAGGCAATCTGTGCGCCAACAAGAGGGTCGAACGTATCATAAGGGGAGCATTTAGCCTTCGCTTCTGCAACACAGGCTCTACCCTTCATCATTTTAGCCGTTGTGGTCTTACCTTCAATAGTGATAACAACTTTTGTGTAGGCATTAACACGCCCGATGTATTCCAGGAAATAGCTTGGCAGGTACCAGCCATGTCCCATACGTGCATTACCACCCAGGGTATGTCCATTAATATCTTCATCAAAGTCTACACCGATAATGGAGCCTGCTGCTTCTACAACAGTACCTATTTTTCCGTCAAGTTTTCTGTACCTATCACTGCGGATACAACGTACTTTATCACCGATTTTTAATTCCATTAGTTTTCATCCTCCGTTTCAAATTGAGTATTAATACTCGATTATTTACCTGTGCTTCCGAACCCACCATCAGCACGTTCAGTAACTTTTACATCATCAACTTCTTCTAAGGAAACATCAGTAACTTTATTGATTTCAAACTGTGCGACACGTTCACCCTGGTAGAATCTTACAGGAACGCCACCTGTGTTCTCCAGCAACAGCTTGATTTCACCTGTGTAGTCACAGTCAATCTTACCAACAGCGTTCGCCAGGCGTACCATAGTTTTCGCAGCAACAGAGCTACGCAGGAACACATCCACACGATAACCTTGCGGAATATCAAACACCAAACCTGTACCTACAAGTTTAGTTGTGTGTGGAGCAATGTACACATCATCTGGCAACACAATGTCATAGCAGGCAGCAGCTTCGCTTGCCTTCTGTGGGAGCTTCGCAAAATCGTTTACGAGCTTAACACCCATTTTTAAAGTTGTACTTGTTTTTCTTGGCATATCTTAATGCCCTCCTTTCTTTCTTCTATCCGTGTGTCAGTTAGCTACGAGGGTCAATCGTGCCACCAGAGAGGACAACACAAAGCCACTCAGCGTACTGTTTAATCTTCTCAGCTTCCTTCAAAGGTTCATCCTTGCGCCCACATCTGCAAGCGTATTTGATGATGTTCCCTTTCAAGAACCCAATCAGTTCGTCTTGCGTCATGTTCGCCTGCATCACCTCAATAGGTTGGTGCGCCGTGATGTAATGTTGGTTCTTTGCTCCCACTTCTTCTTCCAGGGTCATATTCGGTTCTTCTTCGATTGGCAAGAGATATTCAGCATTAGTGTACCATACACCATCACCCTTCTTAGTATCTGAGAGGTCTTGCACAACTACTCTGTCCTTGCGGTAAATTTGCAAGCGTACCTTAGCACCCTTTTTAAGGAACGTAACGTCCCCATCAGAATTAGTTTCAGCCTTAGCCATAGTGTATACCTCACCGACCTTCAAAGCGTCCTCTAAGGGAATCAGAGCGTCTACGCTGGTAATCCAAATACCATCGTCATACATATCTTCTGAGAGGTCTTGTACGATAACGCTGGATACACCAGGTTTGTCAATACGTACCCTAGCACCTTTTTTAAGGTAAATACGCCCATCATCCCCACTAACTTCGTTTCGGGTCATTACGTAAATGTCACCGACTCTCAATCTTTGTTCTGGTTTTTCGTCGGTTACTGGCGGTGCAAATGCTGCTTCTTCTGGGGTCATAAGATAATCTACATAAGTCGACCATACACCATCATCCAATTTGTCCTCTGAGAGGTCTTGGACAAGCACTCTGCTATCACCAGGAACTTTCAAACGCACCTTAGCACCTTTTTTGAGATACACAGTGCTACCAGAAGCATTTGTTTCTGCGTTTTTCATCACGTAAACTTCACCGACTTTTAAATCCATTTTGTCATCCTCCTAAGTTCTTTTTGATTAATACATAAAGAGAACAATATGATAACTTATAGATAACTTATAGATTACTTATAGTTATTATCTTTATTAACACAATAAAAGATTAACTTATAGGTATCTTATGGTTAACATATTGTTCTCTTTCTTCTATCCGTGTGTCAGTTACGTACAGTGTACATTTGTTAACAGAAGATGTACTTTGAATCTCTAACAACATTAATATCAAGTGTGCCTTTTTTCGGAATCTTCGGTAATTTCTCGTCAGCAAGAAGTTCCATGTCATCCAGAAAATTCTGAAATACATCGTTATCAGTGTACATCTGAATAAAGCTCTCACGTACTGTATCATACATGAGTTGTGCTTGTGCTAATGGCGCACCATAGGAATCGTGAATCATAGCATAATGACGAATCCCCATATCATAACAATTACAAATTGTCAATTGTAAATGTGCTGCGTCCATGCTATGAATAAAGTTAGGAGCAATACCAGACGCTTGACTTCTGTTGTCTATTACTCCGGTATTCTCTGCACTATACAAGCGAATCTGCTTACCTGCACAGCGAGTAAAGATTGTCTGCACTTCCTGCTTCATGTAGGCTTGCTGCACAGGCAGTCCCATAGGTGTAGTCCAGGACACAACCTGGTCATGTTTGGTTACTTTTCTTGCGCAGGTCTGTAACCACTTCATGCCCTCAACAGCAGCAATTACAGTAGTTCCCACAGCTTCCCAAATGAGCTTAGCAAGATAACCTGCTGCTTGAAAGTCGCATCCTGCAAACACAGACTTCTCACCATTCAAGTTTACATCTGGCTTGATTGTGTCCTCTAAAATCTGGTCACGGAATCCGTACTCTTTAGAGCCATATGCAAGGGTCATTACGCTACGCTTGGTTACTTTACGAGTCACGCCAAAAGCTAACCAAATACTTGACAAGCTACGTGTTCCGTGCTTGGTGTACGTTCTACCTTGCTTGTCGGTAGCTTCTTCATCTTGTGTTCCGCTCAGCATATCTTTTTCAAGCACCTTGTTAACCTTTTCAGCTACTATACCATAAATATCACTAGGTTTATCACCAGGAATAAGGTTAACAGCTTGACCACCCACAGGGTCACGCAGTATCGCTGAAAAATGCTGCAAGCCAGAGCACGTTCCGTCAAAAGCGATATTCAAGCCACACACAAAACCTACTATGGAATCATTATGTGTGTTCTTCCACTCTTTCGCACGTGCATATTCAAAGCACCACGCTAAGAATTGACATGGAGAATCTTGGTTTGCCCACCATAATTCGCCTTTAGGGTCATTGACAACAGCCATGATTTGTGCTTCGTTCTCTGCTACCCACGCCTTGCGGTCATCGTAGCTTACCTTGTCAACTCCTGCGAGGTTCGCACCTTCGATTAACAACCAGTCCCAACAGTTTTCATCTTCGCAAGCTGGAGCATCTGCGAACTCAATCAGCGACTTGTTAACATCATCACCTTGGAACGAGAACACAGGAACAGGATAAATTCTGCCACGAAAATCCATGTTGCAAGGAAAATATATTCTTGGGTAGCTGGCGAACTTCTCAGCGGTTCTGAGGTGTGATAAGATACGCAGCAGGATAGACTTTCTACGTGTTTCAAGTTTATAAAAGCCTACCATACGCTTTTTATAGACTTTTAACTGTTCTTCCGTGGGGTTCTCTGGTAATACCTCTGGCTTCGTTGCTTCATACACAGCCGGAATACCTGCCATATCGCCACCCATATCAACCACGTGTTTCAGAACGTCCAGGACTCTTGTGTTTATCTTCCAGGGCGTGTTCTGCACAGCGTTCACAGCCTTGCGAACATCAGTAAGTTCTAATTGAGCCAGTTTTGCAAAGTAGTGTTTAGCGAACACATCACGATTATCACGCAAGCGCAGCAACTTGGTCTGATTGGCAAGTTCGCCATAATATCCACCCTCGGTTACACTCTGCCACTCTCTTGGCGGAATCACACAGGGGCAAAACTTGTAGCTGTTATCAATGAGCCATTGTGTTTTGGTCTGCCATTGGTCAATGAGGAATTGACTAGGGATAATCTCGGTAAGTCCGTTCACAGATGTGGTTTCAAAGTAGTTACTTGCTGCTAACACTACTTCCATTAAGGATGTAGCCAGCGTCAAGCGTTGTTCCTTGTCCCACTCATGGTAGGTATATTGTCCTTGTTCCATGCAAGCACGTACATAGGCACGTTTATAGGATATACCCACACGCTTTTTGATACCCTCTTTGATGACTTCTGCAAAGTCCGATTGACTCAAAAAGGCTTGCAAGCTAATTTCATAATAGAGTTCATCACTGATATTCTTGGCGAATGTGCTACGAGATGTCTTTTTCTTTAACACTCCGTTCAGAAGCGTTGTAAACGTGGTCAGAGTAAACAGGTTAACCATGTTTTCTTTACCACAAACCTTTTCAATCTCTTGAACCAACAGCACATAGCTTGCTTTAGAACCCTTTTTAGGTTGCAAGCAGCTATCCACAAACAGCGTCATAGCGTTGTTGACGTGTGTCCATTGAGCAGCAATGAACTTCTGTCCTGCTTTGGTCTGGCTTGCAACGTCATCTTGCATCGTAGAATTTTCTACGTTCGCATAAGTCTTGCTGGTTGCTTCTGCTGCAAGTTGCTTGTAACCTTCTTCGATTTCAAGCTGACAAACAAACATTTTGCCATATTGGTTTTCATATTCTTCCAGGTTGTACATTTGTGTTTCCTCCTTGATTTTGGGTATAAGAAATACAGCCCCTTGCTAAAGGGATTTTTAAAGCAAAAGGCTGTTTGTTATTGTGAACATTAGTATAAACTACTGTTCGTTATTTGTCAAACAAGGATTGAATCTTCTTCATACCTTTGGCAGTCACACGGATTTGAGAGCCTTTACCGCCACCAGTATGTAATACAGGCACGATTTTAAACACATCCTCGGGAGCATCTTCTGTTACTTGGTGGGAGCATCCATAAGGCTTGCACAACCATCCGATTTCTCTAGGTTTCTTATAGAGCTGATGTTGTCCCATTGCCAATGTGTTCGCCACGAACGTCACAGTAAAGGTTTCTTCACGATTCATGTATTCATCGTAGTATTCTACTTTCGGTGTAGCGGCTTTTAATGCTGTTTCTGCCTTGATACGTCCTTCATGTTCTGCCTTTAATTGAGTAGCCAGCTTGATGATGGTATCTGGATTCATCAACACTTCTTCAACTTTCTCCGGCGTTAAATATGCACCATGTTGGCGAATCGTCGGGAGAATTTCAGATGTTACCCAGCGTTTAAACTGTTTAGCACTAGGGAGCTTGCTGGACATAATGAGAGAGTACAATCCAGATTCGTTGATGATGGTTAAGCCACGATTAGGAATTTCTAATGTTCCGTTTTGGAACTTTTGAATGACTTGCTTATCTTCTTTTTCAACATGGTCACGCAGCGCCTTTTGTGCCACACTATAACCCAGAATCTCCGCAACATCTTTACCGACGAACCACGGCTGTTCATCCTGCATGATGACACGAACGTCACCGAACTTCACATTGTTAAATACTTGTACTTGCTTGTTTTCCATTTTGTTTCCTCCTAAGGATTTTTTTATTTAGAGAACTCAACGTGTGCAACTTTATTTATGTATCACACACGCTTTGTTCTCCTATACGTGTGTCAGTTAGAAAATCGAGTATTAATACTCAACTTTTAGTGTCCTATTATGTCCACCCTGCAAGGCACTAGCTTTGTAGTACCTTGCAAGCTAACACAATGTTTATTAATCTTCTTCTGCCATCAGTTCCAAACAATCAGCACACATGATGTTAACCTTTTTCGTGGCTCTAACTGACGCACCGCAATGAGGACACACATACTTGATTTGATTAGACTTTTTCTTCTTTGGCTTGCTTTCACCCTCGCCACCCTCTTCACCATTGCCACCATTTTCACCCTTGCCAGGTTTCCAGATGACACCTTTTTCGTCCATGCGGTTCACTTGCAACAGTTCCGGTCTACCCTCTTGCTTGTAGGTTTCAAGAAGTTCATGAAGTTCGTCACTTGATTCAGACCAGGGACAATGTGTAGTCCAACCTAAGTAATCATCAGCTTTGTTTGCAAGTCCGATAAGGGAACACGTAGCACCGAATTTCTTGTTGTGGCGGTCTGAGCGTGCTGCCGTGTCCTTGATACCCTCCTGGCAATTATAGAGGTGTACCATTTCATGCACTAAGGTAACGTAGGTTTCTTCAAGAGGTCTACCCAGTGTTTCCGCAGCGATGTTGATTTCATACGCCATGCGTGTTTCGCCGTCACTAGCTACCCAGTTCGGCACGATGTAGCACCAGCCGTATGCACGGCGTTTACCTTTAGATTGAATAGTTACGAACACAGGCAGGTCAATGCGCTTTGCGTGTACGGCGAAAATTTTGTCATTGGTACGGCGGTACAAATCTTCAAGCTCAATAATGCGGTCTGAGAAGTCCTTGATTTCGCTTTGTGGTTTCAAATTGTAGCTGTTGGTCATGTTGATTTCCTCCTAGTTCTTTTGTTGGTCTGAGCTTTTTTGTGTAGCTCCTGCAAGGCACTAGCTTTGTAGTACCCTGCAAGTTTACACAAACTAGCAAACACAAATTACGCCATCATCTGTTTCAGTGTAGCCGTCATATCCCAGGTCACGTGCGAATGCTTCATAGTCAAAGTAGCGTAATGCGATTTCGGGCAGATTATAGCAATCATTTACCAGGTCATAGGCTACATCTTCTAATGTTTGGTTAGGATAAAAGCTGCTGCGTTCCTCGTAGTTGTCAATAGCTGTGTCAAGTTCTTCACCGGTAACATCCATGTAAGCAAGCAGCCAGTCAACATCACGTACACCATCAAGGCGTTCTGCCAGCTCATTCAGTTCCCACACGTTCTCATACTCGTGCACCTCGTAGCCTACTTCATTTTCATAGTCAGTGATGAAGTATTCCTCGTACTGAGTACCAGGAGCAACGCCGATTTCAGCGAGTTCAGCTTCAAGGTCAGTGCACGGCAGGTCAAGCCACTTGCCTACGAGTTCACCCTCGTTATACTTGCCTAAGTTGGTGATAAATACTTTAAATTCCATTATGTTTCCTCCCTTTGTGTCTTTTAAGTTCTGAAGTTCTGAACTTGTATTAAGCTTATCAGAAGTTCTGAACTTTGTCAAGCACTTTTTATTATTTTTTTTCTGAGCTATTTGTGTAGCTCCTGCAAGGCACTAGCTTTGTAGTACCCTGCAAGTTTACACAAATTTATAAGCGTATCATTTCATTAAAGAAATAAGTTCTGCCAAACTTTTTGAAGAACGCTTCACCGAACTTATTGTAGCGAATTTTACACCAGGTAAGCTTAGTGCGTTCCACCTCGTTTCCCTCGTTGAATGTAGCAGCCACTAACACAGCATCTTCTACATAAGAGATGTCATACACAGCTATTGCCATGTAATAACCTAAAGCATGGTAGGCAAGCGGTTTTCTGTTGTCTTTGTAAGTTTTCATTATGTTTCCTCCTAGTCCGTTGGTTCAGAAGTTCTGAACTTGTTGTACATAGTGTATCAGAAGTTCAGAACTTTGTCAACACATATTTTTAAAATTTTTGAGTATTAATACTCGATTTTTTTTTCTTCATATAATAGCAACAAAAAAAAATTCCCTTGCAATGGTTCAGAAGTTCTGATATAATAAATACAATAACAAAGGAGGTTCGATAATATGGGAACTGATAAACCGAAATTTACTGTAATAGTAGATGAAGAAGTACTGGAAATGATTGAAGCGTATAGATACCATAACAAATTACGCAGTAAATCAGCAGCAGCAGCAGAATTAATTGAAATAGGACTACGCCAAACAAATTACTATAAGAAAACAGAAGAATAGCAGCCAAACAAAAAGCCTACATCATGTTAACATTATGTAACATCATGTAGGCTTTTTCTGTGTGATTCCAGGTTGATTCTATATGTATTCCATATGTGGCAGATGATTCCAAAAAGATAAAACAGATAAAAATTACAGTTATATTTTCATAGGGACGCATTTTGTCCCACTAAGTTATCAGAAAGTTTAGCACCTGGTACTAATTTTTGCAAAAAAAAAGCTATCGAGTATTAATACTCAATAAGTAAGCAACCAGGTAACAGAATGTAAACAATCTGTGAACTTTTATTAGTACCGAACGTGTAATCATAGTGACTTCCAATGTGTCACCAAACAGTCAATCACTAGGAAACAAGCGGTTCCCCGGTTATAATGATGATAACACCACATTATAACACAGGGTTTCATGTTGTTTTCCTCATGTCCTCGCTAGCTTGGTGTAGTGTTTCGCTATGCTGATTCGTGCGGATGATTAGCGTGTGCTGTCTGATGATGGCAAAATGACACACTAATGGGGGAAAATAGCACGAAAATCTATTTAAATACCCCTTCACAAAATTTTCTACAATTTTTCAATTTAGGAGGTACACAACAATGTCAACAAAACGTAGAAGAACTAAAGGTGAAGGTTCTATAACCAAACTGGATAACAATAAGTATCGCATAAGGCTCGACTGTGGCTACGTCAATGGTAAACGCAAGCAGCTCTCTGGAACAGCAGATAGCCTTACAGAAGCACGTGTGTTACTTCGTGGTTTCATGAAACTCCGCGATGAAGCAGATGTAGCAGTAAGTATGAACATGACCTTTGAAGCACTTGCTAAGAACTACATTGAGTACAAGCAGTCACGCTCTAATGTTAAGGAAACAACACTCTATCACTATCAAAATAACCTAAAGGTAATTGCTCCTTATCTTGCCACAAAGACCCTCTCAAAGATTACCACAAAGGATATTGATGAGTTCATCACAGCAATGCGTAAACAACATAAGGCAGAACGCTCTATAAGAGCCTATCTAACGCTGATACGTATTGTGTTCAACCATGCTATTAAAGTACTTAAAATCATTCCTACGAGTCCCACAGAAGGCTGCTTATGGGTGGCTACTAAGTTTCCTAAGAGTGACATAGAAGTCCTCTCAGAAGGTGAATTTGAAGCTCTCAGAGGGGTTCTGAAAGCTGCTTATGATACGAGATTAGAAGAAAAACCACAACACAAACCAGATGCTGCATCTCTACTCTATGTAGCCTTTATGATAGCATATGAAACAGGGATGCGTATCGGTGAAATCTTAGGGTTAAGGTGGTCACGTGTTGATTTTAAGAATCACACTATTCATGTAGATAATCAACGTGTCACCCTGTCGAAAGGTATTGTGGATTCAACACCAAAAACAGCATCTTCTAATCGCCTTATAGTTATCTAG